TTCTTTTATCCATACCACAACACTATCACAAGTTAGGTCGTTTCGTCAAGCTACTTCATCATATTGATACGACATTGTTGACGTCGATCCGGCTGTCGCTGACGCGTCGGTGGTAATCTGATGACCGAGGTAATCAGAGTATCCGGCCGCTGTTAACGCTCCGGTCAGTGATCCGCCAATTCCCAAGTTCGCTGTCGCTGGCACTGAGGAAGGCATCGCCTGGGTAACTGTTGCTACAGGCGTGGTTGCGACTGGTGTCGCGTATGCTAACGCTCCGGCGTATGAGGTTAGTCTCGCGTTGGTTACGTGCGCGTGCGTGCCACCCGCGCCTAACGCTCCGGTCCGCCAAACTTTGAGGTTATTAATTTTTGACGAGGTGCCGATATTGGTCACGTGGATTTTTTGATACTTAATGTAAGTATTATTTCCTGGCGTGACCGGGTATGCTACTGGATCCAACTCTTTCGCATCCGTCGAACCCATATTGGAGTTCGCTATATTATGCGATACGGTTTCACCAGCGCCATTGGATTCATCGATCTCGACTGTTGCTGCTGCCATTTTTTTTATCTTAGTTAATTAAACTTATAACCTGACCGGCTTTTACTCGACTAATGTTTAACCGGTCTGGCCCCCTCCCCGCGCAGGATGATCCCTTTCGGGACCCGATCCTGCCGGATTAAATTTAGGAAGCTGAAGAACCTGCGTCGTCACAATCCAAAACTGTCAACGCTGTCGGCAAGGCGATAACATAACCCACTCGTTCTACGATTCTTAGGGCTACGCAATCCTGTTCGGCCAGATTGATTTCAGTCTGGTCATCCGTATCAGTGATAGTCGCTTCTTCTAACAACTTAACTCTCAACTGTTGTTTGTCGCCGAAGATAGCGCCTAGTTTTAGGTTACCGAATAAAATATAAGGTGAACCGGCCACGACTGAGCTAAATTCTGGGAACGCATCCGATAATTCGTACGGATAATCCCAAATCTGAGCAGGTAATCCCTGACCCGGATTCTGAAAAACATAGGCTAAGTCTTGGGTTTTTAATTTCCTGACTACCGATAAAATGGTGCGGTTCATGTAATATTTTGAACCCGCTAACGCTCCGCTTGGAGTCGCGTCCTGCATGGCCAATAAATCATCGGCCGATAAATTCGCAACGCCTGCTGTCCCTTGGTAGACCTTGTTTACTAGACCGTTGTTCAGGATACCAGTCCACGGGGTTCCGGTGCCGGCGAAGAATTGTTCGTCCTCTTCTTTGGCAACCGCTTCCGCAAACAATTCACCAACTAATGCCGTTAGATTAATGGCACTATCTTCCAGAATTTCCTCGGTAAACGGCACGATCGCCGCCAACTTTTTGAGGGTTTGGGTAACTAAATTAAATTTAGGCTGGGTGGATTTCTTTTTACTCTTTTCATTCGTCCAGAAAACCGATACTGATGTGCCCAACGCTGGGATCACTCGGCTATTACCTGCTCCACTGAATGGCAGGTATCTCATACTACGTCGCGCTAACCCGAAGTTAGGCATAATCCGCAATACTTCGGTCATCAATTCAGTCGGAATTAACAGACCTGCTTGCGCGTCATCCGGCGATGATCCCGAAGACGAGGTGCTCAACGCTTTGGCACCGGCTTTGTCGCCATCGATCAACGCTTTCATAAACTGACGAGTGACATCATCCTTTTTCTCGTCCTTTTCAATCTTTTCACCGGCCAGCACTTTGGCTCGCTGCTCCTGGACGCCGTCCATGAAGTGTTTGACCAACTGGTCCGCAATGTCTTTGGCTCCGACATTGTTTTTGATGTTTTCGGTGATCAACTTCTGCAGTGATTTTTCATCGATGGCATCTTTATCTTCTTCTTCCGGATCTTCTTCTTCCGGCTCGATACCGAACTTTTTACATTCTTCTGCCGAGAGGTATGACGAGTTTTCTTGCAAAAACCCTTTTTCGTCGGCCGTCAGATCGGCCACTTCCTTTTTCAGGATTTCTTTTAATATGAACATGTTTACTTGGTGGTGTTTTTTAATTTGATCAGTCCCCTGATCGCTTTGTTAACTAATATGACGGGTATTTTTTTGCCGCCTGCGTTTTGCGCCGCAGGGTGTTCGACCTTTTCCACCTCTTTGGTATCGGCTTTATTCCCGGACACGATCGCCTCCGTCAGCGCTTTGATATCCGAGCTTAGGTTCTTAATAAGTTCTCCGGCCTCGCCTTTCACTTTATCCTCTCTATCCTTTTGCTCCGCCATCCAACTTTCAACCGGCTTCATGTCTATACCTTTGGCCATGGCCAGCGCCATTGCATTGGCTGGCACGTTCACGCAACTTAATTCGTACATCGTGTTCTCCTTTAGATAAACTATATCATTTTCCTGATCTATTTCATAGCGGTTATTCATAAACCCAACAGAGAACGCTCTCATGAATTTCCCGGCATAAAGTTTGAACAACGTGGCCGCGAATTCGTATTCTTTGGCCGCGAATTTAATCGCTCCGGCTAATTTTCCGGTCGCGTCAACTGCTATCTCCACCACCTGGGCCACTGCCGGCTGGTAATGGTCGTGGGCAAAGAGCACGACTGGGTTGGCCATGTACTCATCTAGTTTCCATCCGGTCTGTTCTATCACCTCTCCTTGTCTGTCAACATCCGCGGTTGAGAAGACTCCCCTGATTATGAAGTTCTCCTCATCGATGGATTTTTGTTCAAAAACCATTTTGCGGAATAACTGCTTTCCGTCATTATATTTATTCATTATTTTGGTGGTGTTTTACCTTTATAAATTATTCAAAAATTCGACCAATTGTTCTCTTGTGTTATTTTTCTTACTGTAGATCCTATGGAATTCCTTATGACTTTTTTCTGATAAAGTTATCCCATTGTCAATCGCTAATCTCAATTCCTTTTTCTCTTCAAAATTATTTATATGATGCGCTTCCAATCTTCCTCCTCTTTGCCCAGACTTTTGACAAGTAAAATTATTTTTCTCAAATATTGCTGTCCTCCATAATCTATACTCCCTGGAATTTCTTATCGCCTGACTTTCCGGCGTTTTTGTCCCCTTTTTCCATTTCCACCCTTTATAAGTTTTACCTTTATTCCAAGGTGCCCGCCCTTTTTTGAATGATGTTTTGTTGTGTCCACCCGTTCCTTTAATTCCTCTATTCCATGCTGGTTTTCCTTTTTTAGAATTGCTGATATTTTCTTTCCATTTATCGCTTTTATGTTTTCCTGGGTTCATTTCACCTCTCTTAAAACTACCTGGATTATTTTTTTTTCTTGCTTCTGATAATTTTACTTTCGTTTTCTCTGATATCATTCGTATATTATAACATACTCTGACTATTCCATCCAGGCTGGTCCTAAAACGCATCGGCAATTTGGTTCCTGTGGATATTTCAGTCCGTTTGTGAAGATGCCATCCAGTTCGATTATCTCACCGCCGACTCCGACCGGCTCGTTTTGGTGCTCATCTCGCACGCACGCGTCACCCGCGTTTATCCACTCCTTGGCGTTGGCTACCCCTGATTGCTTTAACCCTTCGATTGTACCCTCGCCATTGGCCGCTGTGGCCTCTGTACGCGCGATCATATCGCTTCTCCAGGTTGGGAATTCCGCATATACATCACTTACTCTATTTGATAGATCGGCTATGCCTTCACCCTCGGCGATTCCCTCGGCTAGTGTGCTATCCAGTCCTTGCAGAGTCGTGTTGTTTACGCTATCCGCAAAAAACTCGGCTCGCTCTTTTATCATCCTGGCGATGTTTGCTTTGTCCATGAAATCCTCAGCTGGCGCTACCATATCCAGTACCTCGACCGCCGCATCTTTTAACATCGATGCCAGGTAAGGAGTTATAAATTCAATGGCAATGGTATTCTCTTTTTCTTTGTCGAATATTTGCGAGACCTTGACCGATATTTTCTTTTTGCTTTTGCCTTCCAGTTTATTTATCTTATCAATGACCCGTTGCTTTTGTTCCTCGGCGAATATAATTAATCCCTCGCTTAGTACCTTGGCTCTTAGGTCTATCTTTTTATTTACCAGATTGGCGTATGCTAATTTTAATTCCGGCTCGCTGATCAGCGCCCTGGCT